ACGGATGTTGATTTTAAAATAAATGAAGGAGGAGCCGCAAATGTGGATAGTAAAAAGGGTAAGACTGCTTATTCAAAAAGTGCTGATTATACAGGTGGTAATGTGAAAATTGTAATCACTCGTTCAGATGGTAGTTCAAAAGATAGGTCATACCCAACTAAATTAACTAAAAATCACCCTGATAGCTTTTAATTATGAGTATTAAAAAATATACAAATTTTGAGCAAATAGATTCTAAGGTAGAGAATAAAGGACAATTTCTACAAAAGGATGACTTGTTCATTGTGTCTAAAACGGAAATAGAAGAAACCGATTTTGGTGATTGTAAATATGATGTTATGGAAGTATCTGTTTACGATGTTAATAGTAATTTACTTCCAAATAAATCAGGTAATAATGTTGCTTATATAAAGACAGGTGATATTAAAAATTATTTATATAATCTTACTAACAAAGGAGGCCAGCAAGAATTAGCAATTGATGCTGAAAAACTTTTAAAGGAATTAGGTTTTACAAATGGTATACTTAAATTAAATTTAAACTTTGTAAGGACAAAGGTAGGTACGGATGATAGTTTAACGAGAGTGTGGATACAAGAAATTTCACCTTCAAGAGAAGAAATTCGCATACTCCCTTTAAAAACTAAAGATAATACAATAAATCAACTTACAAATAAAGAATTTAAAAATATTCATAATTTAAGTAAAGATTTTAAATATTATAAAAAAAATATATTAACATCATTAGATACATTTGAATTTAGTAGCTTATCAACCATTGATGATGCGTTAGTTAATAAATTTGGAAATGATTTTAAATCTACTTTAAAAAAGGATTTTGGATTAAGTGATTTAGATGCCTTTAGAGATAAAATATTTAAAGATTTTAAAAATAGTGTAACATATTGGGTTAGTAACAAATATTACGATGTTACACAATCAAATTTTGGAAAACAATCTGAAATTCGTTTTATAGATTGTGACCAATATGATTTTAATTTATTGTTAGCAGAAATTAGAAATATTTTAAATAATTGTATTTCAGCAAATACTAAAACATTAAAAAGAAGAGTAGTTAATTATAAAGAAGTACCGCAAGAATTTGCAGTAGTTGAATTAAGAAAACAAATACAGGATAATTTAGAAAGATTTCAAACAAGAGTTGAAATAAAAAGAAATGTATATGCGCCTGATAAAGTAGATATTGGTGTTAGGGGTGTTAGAGATTTACCACCAATTATAAAAACAATAGATAGAGTAGTTACAATTGAGCCGGTGGTAATAGACCGACCTACTCCTGCTCCTATAATTCCTACACCAGAACCACAACCTGAGCCAACTCCTCAGCCATTTCCTGAACCAACTCCTAATCCTAAAATAGAACAACCTGAACCATTTATAGAGCAACCTACTCCATTTATAGAGCAACCTGCTTATAGTGGTGGTGGAGGTGGCGGAGGAGGAAGAGATTTTTACGAAACTGGTAGAGCATTTGGGGGAGATACGGATATAGTTGATAGAGAGAGTATACAAAATTTACTATAAGATATTTATAATAAAAGATTAAATGGCGGAAGCACCAATAGATTCCCTTTCAAGAGAACCAAATAACACCGATGGTATTCCATTGGATGTCCTAAATGCAGTCGGTGGTGGCGGTGGTGGTGGAGTTTCTACTATATTTGTACCACCAAGCTATACACAAAGTGATATATCCAAACCATTAATAGTAAATCTTGTTTCAAAAAATGGAACTGCTGTTGAATGGTTAGAAGATGGTGTTTCGCAAGGAATAGGACCATCTGCAAGAGTAACGCATAATCCTTCTATTAGATTTGGTTCTAAACGAACATATACTGCACGATTAAATAATGGACAAGTATTAAGTTACTTTGAAGTATCAATTGAAAAAGTATTTCCAAAACCATATGTTACAACTCCATATACAACTTCTATAAACTTCGCATCATCAATGTTTGGTGGTATGAATGGAAATGGTTATATGTCAGGATTTAACGCATATGAGTGGAATTATAATTATGGAATAGCTGAACCAATATCATTAAATGATTCTCTTTATGAAGAAGGAATTGTAATCAGAGAATATACATATCAAAATGGAAGTTGGTCTGAAGGTGATACGCAAAAATTATTCTTTACTGATGGTACAATTACATTAAATTTCAATGTAGATAGTACATCCTCTATAAGCCAACCAGTTCAGTCTGGTACACAAATAATTAGTACTCAAACTACCGAACCAAATCCATTAGCTGAATTTGAAATAGTATTTAGTAGTAATTTTAAAAATGAGTTAGGAGATTCGGTATCATTGTCATATCAAATTGTTTCTCAAACAAATGATATTGTAAAAACAGGAACAATTAGTTTATCAAATGCAAATGTAATTGGTACTATTGATAGAAATGTTCTTGATAATGGTAGTGTTAACTTTCAAATAAATGGTTCACTACCAGATGGTATATCATTTACAAACATATATCACGGATTAGCTTCTCAAATTGGTAATCCATCTCAAATAAATTATGGAGCATTAACAAATGTTCCAACTGCATTTTCAGTACCAGCATCTAAACTTAGAAATAGTTTAGTTATTATTGCAAATGCGGAAAAAGTAATTAAATTTGCAGAACCATCTATTAGATTAGATAATACTCAATTTGATGTTAGAGTAAAGGATTCTGATACTGAAAAAAGTATAATAATACCATTCTTTACACAACAAGCAGATAGTGTATTAGTTTATTTATCTCCTGATAAAACATTAAATGTACCGGCTTCTGATAAACAAGTTACTATATATTTCCAAAGAGATTTCCAAGAAGTATATGGGCAGAAAAGAATAATATTAGTTCCTGTAAGTAATGGATTTGGTACAGGTAATAGAATTGAAGCATTAGTAACATTTACAGCAGTAAATGATTATCCATCTATTACTGAAACTACTTACGCTGATTTAATTGATATTCCATCATTCTCTGATTTTAATATTGAATATGAATTAAAGTATTCAACATTTTCAGCAACATCGGTTGATATATTTTTAAGATTAAGAGATAGAAGTTTAACTCCATTATTTAATAATCAATCACCAAATGGTAATTTAAAAATTAACCTTAAAAAGTTAAGAGAAACTTATCCGAATTGGGCTGGAAGCGATAACATTAGTATTGTATTAAAACCTTATAATAGAGGCGGTGCTGAAGAGTTAGTTGGTAACGATTATGAAGTTGTTACTAAATTAATCTTACCTGCAATACAAATTGATGAAGATATTTTTGGCAAAGCTATATTTGATGCATTTACTGAAAAGTTATCCATAGTTGAACCTGAAAAGGAAAGTATGTATTTAACGCATCTTATAAATTTTGGAAATAACGAACAAATATTAGTTTCTTCTTGGGAAAAAGATAATTGGACATTATCTAAAAAATCTACGGATTCATTAGGTAATCAGTTTGTTAAGAGAGAAGATGAAGTTGAATCATTAATATTAAAATTATATTCACCATTACCTAGCAATGTAAGTACAAATTCAACTTTTTGGATAACCAAATTGATGACAAATCCGTTAATAGAAACGGTAATTCTTACTGAGCAAGCTGGTCCAGGATGTCCTCCATTAAAAGGCCCTAATTTTAATATTGATATAGATTTTACTACCGGTCAATCTACTAACTATGAATCGTTAGATAATATGATTCTTAGTGGGTCTACATCATCTAATAGCCTTATTCAAAAATATTTAAGTGGTTCGTTAGTAAATACCGATGATTTAAATATTGAATATGGTAATGGTGATGTATTAGAAAGTGGTTCTATTATATGGAATAACTTTGTACACTTTAGTTCAGCAAAAGAAAGAGTTGATAATTTTGTTTATAAAGTACAATTGATAGAAAACTATGATAATTTAATAGTAAGTTCATCAACAAATTATACAAATGGACCTTCGGGTTCTTATACAGGTTCAGCCGATGGTATTAAACAAATAGAAAGACTTAATTCTAAAAAAAGAGAATTATTAGGTGGATTCGATGGTTTTGAAAATTTCTTATATACATCATCATCTTTAAGCTGGCCATATAGTGGAAATACTAAAGAATTAAGTACATCAACATTGGTATCAAATACAAATGGAACTGGTTGGTATGATACAATTATAACATTGGCTGAAGATTTTGATACTCAAAACTTTAATTGGGTTCAAAATAACATTCCACAATATATTGTAAATAATGACGAGAATGCAAGTTTGTTGTTATTCTTCTCAATGATAGGTCAGCATTTTGATAATATTTATTTCCACACCAAATCTATTGAAAAAAGTAGAGGATTGGGATATAAAGCTAAAGATGGTATTTCAGATAAATTATTATTTGAAACATTAAAATCATTTAGTTGGGATGCTAAGAATTTAAATACGAATAGCCATTTATGGGAATATGTGTTTGGATTAGATTCCGATGGTGATATCAAAGCATTAACTCCTGCAAAACAAAGAACATATGAAGTTTGGAGAAGAATTGCAAATAACTTACCTTATTTATTAAAACATAAGGGAACAAGAAGAGGTGTATATGCATTGATGGCTTGTTATGGCATTCCTTCATCAAATCTTTCAATTTTAGAATTTGGTGGACCAGAAGTGGATAACGCAAATTCAAAAAGTAAGTTAGTAATGGATAACATTACAACTGCTTTAACTATGATAACTGGTTCATTTGTTGAATTTGATTGGAAAAATACTGAAAGAAATAGAAAGCCTGATACTATTGAGTTTTTTGTAAAACCATCAACAAGTGGTAATTATCAAATAGTATCCGGTAGTAATTGGAATATTACAATAAGTGGTTCTACTGGAGAAGATTATGGTAAAGTAATATTCAATTATTCAGGCTCAAATAGTTTAACATCATCTAGATTACCGATATTTAATGAACAATTTTTTGGTATAGAAGTTAGTAGAGATGTTAGTGGAAGCTATCATAATTTTGAATTAAACATAAGACAAGCTGATAAGGAAAGAAGTATATTCCAAGAATCAAATTCAGCTAGTGTATTAGCAACTAATAGTAATTGGAATTCTGGTACTAAGATAAGATTAGGAAATAACTTCGTTGGAAGTGTAGATGAATTCCGTTTATGGAGTACGCCATTACAATCTGATGTATTCTATCAACATGTATCATTTCCTGAAATGGTAAATGGTAATCATGTATCTGCTTCTACTGATGATTTATTCTTTAGATTGGATTTCGAATATCCTAAAAACTTAGCAACATATACTACATTGCCAAATGTGGATACAAATATGTATTTTGAATCGGGTGTTACTAGAAATGCTTATGAATCCGGAAGTAATGCACCAATATATTCACTAAATCCATCAGCTTCTTTTTCAGCAAGTGTGAGTGGATTTGCAAATATAGCAGAATATCCATATCAATTTGAAGCAATCGACAGAAGTGTAGTATTAGAAATACCAGATGGTGGTTCATCTCGTTATTCAACTAATAAAATTAGATTCGAATCGCAAGAGTTAATAGGAAGTCTTTCATCTAAAAGTAGAGCAACTAAAAAAGCATTTGACCAATCTCCTACTGATTCTAATAGAGTTGGTTTATTTTTCTCTCCTACAAAAGAGTTGAACATTGATATTGCTAAATCTTTGGGTGGATTAAATTTAGACAATTATATTGGTGACCCATCGGATAGATACAAAGATAATTACAATCGTTTAAATACTTTAAGAAAATATTATTTCGAAAGATTTGATGGTAGAGATATATACGCATACATTAACTTAATCAAACTATATGAGAAATCTATGTTTGAGGATATTAAGAAGATGTTGCCGGCTAGAGTTAAAGCAACTACTGGTTTATTAATTGAACCACATTTCTTAGAAAGAAGTAAACATAAACATAGAAAACCAACAGGTGAAGCTAATTTATTTGAAGCAGAAATAGATAATAGAAATGATTTAATTGTAACTTCAGAAAATATTCAAAAAGAAGTAACATTAGATACTCAATCTGAATATGTATTAAGTGGTGAAAATAATCAAAAAGAATCTGTAATTGATGCTAATTTAGGAGAAAACTTAACTGGTACTAATTATCAATATGATACTACGATAAATTCATCTGAAACATCCTTAACTTCCGAATATTATCAAAATCAAGGAACTATTGATGCTGGGTTAGGTGAACCAACTATACTTACTGAAATTGATATTATCAATTCAAATATAGTTGTAGGTCAATCCGATTTAGAATTGGTTGGATTTGGTTTATTTGCACAAAGTGGTTCGGCAGTTAGAACTTATTTTGATAAAGATAGAAATGTTATCAAAGAAAGAGTTAAAGTAAGTATTATAAAAGAAAAGAAAACTAGACAATTTACTTATCTAACGGGAAGCGCTAGTGAACGATTATATACAGCGTTGGGTACTGAAACTTATTATGAATCTTATATAAATATTCAACCATTTACAGGTTCAAACGGAAGCATAAATTCATTACCAACTACAAATGAAAAAATAGTAGAAGTAACTCCTGTAAGTGGATATTTAAAAACTCACTTCAGAAATACTTCAGATTTAACAAGAGGATTAGAAAATTCTTTCTTTAGAGGTTCAAAAAACACTGCAGCAACCACATTAGATGGTTCATCGCCGGTTGAAACATTTATTACTAACCCTAATACTTTAAGAGTAAATAAAGCAGGTAGAGATGCAAGTGAACCAATTTTGGAAGTAGAATAACGGATTTTTATAAAAACTATATTTATTATTAAAATAGAAATAAATTAACAATGGGATATTTAAGTAATACCGAATTAACAGTAGATGCTATCTTAACAAAAAAAGGTAGAGAAAAACTTGCAGCAGGATTGGGATTGAACATCACTCAATTCGCTTTAGCAGATGATGAAATTGATTACTCTTTGTATGAACCGGCTCATCCGCTTGGTTCGGCATATTATGATGCAGCAATTAAGAGTATGCCAGTTATCGAAGCATCTCCTGATGAAACACAAGTAATGAAATATAAGTTAGTAACACTTCCTAAGAATACAACTCGTATTCCTGTGGTAGAATTTGGTGTTCCTAACATAGCAGTTAACCAAAGAAGTGGTGAGGTATCATTATCTCCAACTACATCGCCGGCAGGAAATAGAAGATTAGGATACACCATTATCCTTTCTAATAAAAATGCAGGTGATATTGTAGGTGAAGGTGTAACATCCGATGTGGGTACTGTTCCAGTATTTATCGGAGATGATGTTTCAGCAACAGCTGCAGTAGCAAAGGGATTAACATTTAAGTTTATTCCAAACCCATCTTTAACTTCGTCTATCAGAACAACTATAACTGTTTATGGTAACGAAACAGGTGGTTCACAAACGATTCCAGTAACCGTAACATATGTACAATAAATAAACTATGGCAGTAATAAGAGATAATAGAGGAGCCCTATTAGCAAGTAATATTTCACAATATTTGGCCGGTGCAGCAAACACCGCTGGCACTCCCGTTGATACTAACGAATTAGTAAACATCGTAAACCAATTTTTGGGGCAGGGTGAGCAAATCAGCACTGATATCACTACCGTAACTAATGGTATTTATAAAAAGTTCGGTTCAATTGATAAAGTAACAAATAGAACTGAAGTTGTAACTTCTGGTATTTGGAGTAGTGATGCAGGTTCATTAACAACATTCCATACTTCTTCCGCTCAGAGTTCATCTGCAAGTGGTAAATACTATTTAGATGTATATAATGAAAACGCAACATCTTCATCAGCTGAAGTGCAGTTTTCAATTGCATACGGACATATTAGTGGTGGAGGTGCACCTACTTTAGACCAAACGGATAGTTCAACACTTCCTACTAAAGCTATTTATTCACAATTCCGTAATTTATTATTGGATAGTGGTGATACATATTTTAGTGTATATAGTGGTACAACCGCAGGTGGTAAGAATTTAGATGATATCCTTGCAATCAATGTAAATAGAGCTAGATATAAAGAACAATTAGATCCAGGTAATATTCAATTGAATTTACAAAATGGTTCTACTATCATTTCATTAATAGATGATTCAGGTCAAACTGAAGCAGTTGGTGCAAGTGGTAGAGTATTCAATATGGTAAGTGGAGCATTAAACATTGGAACTGCAAACGAAGGAACTATTAGTTCTGTAACTGCTTCTAATGGACAAGGATGGGGATTATTTTATCCTGATGCAGGTATTATGTTACTTAACCCAATGGCAGTAGCTGCTGGTTTAGGTGTAGCATTTGTATCAGCATCCGTAGCAAATACTTATAGTAACGCAACTAATAATATGAAATTATACCAAGCAATTAGTGCTAGTGCTGATTTCCAAGCTCGTAGAACTGAGAATGTTTCAACATCTCATTATTTTGTAAGAGCAAACAATAGAGAATTTAACTTCTCTAATAACCCAACATTCACAACGGGTTCAGTTGGACAATTCGTTCAGGCAACATTTGAAAGAGACCCTAAGGTGTATATCACTTCGGTAGGTTTATATGATGATGCAAATGAATTATTAGCAGTAGCAAAAACTTCTAAACCAATTGAAAAATCATTTGATAAAGAAGTAGCAATAAAAGTAAAGTTGGATTTCTAATCGGAAATAACTAATAAACTACTGACCCACCTTTTTGGTGGGTTTTTAGTTTCTGAATATTTATATACGATATGTTAAAAAAAATACCTAAATCGGATGTTAGTATTAGACCATTCAAAGCCTACAAAGAGTGGAGTTTTGTAAGTGGTTCTGATATTACTTTAATGCAAGCTGAAAATACATCATTTTATGATACAGCTAATGATGTAACTCTTGGAAATGGGGTTACATATAATAAACACTCTTTATACGGACAATTAAATTCTTTATTCTATGCAAATGTAGATAATCCGTTTTATAGAGTTGGAACTAAATCTCATCAACCGGCAGCTGTAAGTGGGGAAAGAGTATTTAATGGTAAGGCTAAAATATTAGCTATTCCACAATTTATATTTGGTGAAGAAATTAAAAAAGGAAGTTTATCTTTAACCGATAGTGTTACATCTACTACATTTGTTGAAAATGGGTCTGGTTCTTTAATGAATGGAACTATAATAGTTGGAGATGTATTTTATGACCATGGATTGGTTGTATATACTCACACTGCTTCATTAAATAGTACATTAACTGGTGATTGGCAGATAGAGTTTAAATCAACCGAAACTATTTATGAAAATGAATATTTACTAATCGTAAACGAAGATGAATTTAATATTTCTCAAAACCCTTCAGCAGTTGTTAAAGTGGGTGGTGTTACTTCTACTTTTACAGATACCGATGGAATTGTTAGAACAATCAATGAAGAGCAACCGGTTAGATATATTAGAAAGAAAACAGCATTAGATAATGGTACGACTTTAGATTTCAGATATGGCTCAAGTGTTAATAGCGCTATTAGTGGTGGATTTGAACATATCGATTTAAGTGGTTCAGTAGATAGTACTGGTTCATTTTTAACACCATTCATTACAACAATCGGATTGTATGATGATAATTGTGATTTAGTGGCTGTTGCTAAACTTCCACAACCAATTAAGTCTGAACCTGATTTTCCTGTGAACTTTATTGTTCGTTTTGATACTTAACTTATATTTATATTAAACAATAGAAATTATGTCAAAGATAGAAGAATTATATAAGGCAAAGCAAAAAGAATTAGGACTTGATACAATTGGACCGGGTTCTGGTTTTGTTGGTAAAAGTGGTGGTCGTTATAGTGGAGATTCTACTCCATATTCGCTAGGAAATGGATTTGCTGGTAAAAAGGATATAGATGAAGAAGGATTAAAAGCAGTAGAACTTAGAAATGCAAAAGGAAACAGATACCAAGTTGGAGAATTTGGTGGTGGTTGGAAAAATGCACCTGGTTATACCGATAAGAAAAAATATTCATCGGTAGCTGCTACAAAAAAATAAAAAACTTAATGGCTAAAAAAGTTACAAAGAAATCTAGCACTTGGGTTGCTAGAAAGTATGGGTTTAAATCAGGTCTTGAAGAGAATATCTCTGTACAAATTGAAAGCAAAGGAATAAAAGTAGAATATGAAACCGAAAAGGTGGCTTATACTATACCTGCTTCTCAACATACTTACAATCCTGATTTTAAGTTACCAAATGGTATCTTCGTAGAAACAAAAGGTAGATTTGTTGCCGCTGATAGGAAAAAACACTTGTTAGTTAAGGCGCAAAACCCTACACTTGATATTCGTTTCGTATTCTCCAATTCAAAGAATAAAATCACTAAAACATCAAAAACCACTTATGGGGATTGGTGTGATAAGAACGGATACATATATTCTGACAAAATAATACCAGATTCTTGGTTCGAGGAGTAAAATAGTTCCCAAATTATTTGGAAATATCAAATATTGTTCATATATTTGTATTGTGTTGAATAGTACTGACAAATCCAAAGTTATTACAACGCTTTCTAATGCGTTGGGTAGTTACTCCAATCTAAAGGGTAATGAACTCGCATTCCACTGTCCATTTTGTAATCACCATAAACAAAAACTCCAAGTCAATACCGAAACTCAAAAGTGGCATTGTTGGACTTGTAATAGTGGTGGTAAGAAATTGACCTCATTATTAAAGAGGTTGGATGTGGATAGGAAAACAATCTCAATCATTAGAGAAATATACGGAGATTCTAATTATAATCCCCAAAATGAGGATGCAGATACAAAAGTATACATTTCCTTACCAAAAGAATTTAAATCGCTTAATGAAGTTCCTAAAGGGTTTAATCCCGAATACAAACATGCTATGTTCTATCTTACACAAAGGGGAATTGGTATGAAGGAAATTATCAAATATAATATTGGATATTGTACGGAAGGTTTGTATGCAAAACGAGTTATTATACCATCATATTTATCAGATGGGCAATTAAACTACTTTGTTTCTCGTTCATATTATCCAGAAGAAAAAATGAAATATAAAAATCCTCCAATCAGTAAAAATGTAATTTGTTTAGAATCGCAGATAAATTGGAACGAACCAATTATATTATGTGAGGGAGTATTTGATGCAATTACAATTAGAAGAAACGCAATTCCACTATTGGGTAAGTTTCCATCACGATTATTGGTTGAAAAAATCTTTATGAGTGGAGTTAGTGATATTATTATCTCATTAGATAGTGATGCAATAAATGAAGCATTAAAAGCAGCAGAATATTTTAGAAAACAGGGAATAAATGTAAAAATGATGCATATGAAAGATAAAGATGCATCTGAAATTGGATATGATAAATTTTATGAAGAACTAAAGAAAACTAAAGAGTTTTCATCCAATGAATTATTATTAAATAAGATTATGAGTTTATGAGTAGATTAAAAAAGATTTACCACATTGCCGATGTACACATCCGTAATGTAAAAAGACACAATGAGTATAGACAAGTGTTTGAAAAAATGTTTGATGAGATTCGTAAAAGAGGTACGGAAGATTCAATCATTTATTTAGCAGGGGATATTGCCCATGCTAAATTAGAATTATCTCCTGAATTAGTTAGAGAGATAAGTTGGTTATTTACGGAATGTTCTAAATTATGTGAAACAATCCTTATTACAGGTAATCACGATTGTAATATGAACAACTCCGATAGATTAGATGTACTTACTCCAATTGTAGAGGCATTAAATCTTCCAAACTTTACATATCTAAGAGATACGCAAGTTTATGGAATTGGTGGAGTTGATTTTGCAGTATTTAGTATTTTTGATAACAAAGATAATTGGCCTAAAGCAGATACTTTAAGTGGAAACAAAAAGATTGCTTTATTTCACGGACCAGTTGATAATTCTCAAACGGATATTGGATATGTAGTATCTTCTCGTCATTTTACAACCGATATGTTTGATGGATACGATTTAGCTTTATTAGGTGATATCCACAAACGACAAGAGATGATTTCTCCAAAAGGATGTAAGGTAGTTTATGCCGGTTCATTGGTTCAACAAAACTTTGGTGAAACTTTGGATAAGCACGGATTCCTTGTTTGGGATTTGGATACAATGAGCTATGAAGCAGTTGATATTCATAACGATTATGGGTATTATACTATGGATATTGATAATGGTAAAGTTCCTATCGTATCGGATATGCCAAACAAACCTCGTCTAAGAGTTCGTTTATCTAATACTGATTCTGCTGATACTAAAAGAGTAATGGCTGAAATTAAAATGAGATATGGTGTTGAGGATTTCACAGTTATCAGAACCGATTCTCTTTCTAAATCAAAAACAGGTAATAGATTAAACAAATTAGACTTTGAAGATATTTCGGATATTAATTATCAGAACTCACTTATAAATGAGTACATTGAGAGAATGATGCCGTTTGTAGCTAAAGAAGATATCGAAAAATTAGAAGGAATTAATAGAGATATAAATAGTAGAATTGTAAATGAAGATGTACAAAGAAATATTCAATGGAAACCGATTCGTTTTGAGTTTTCAAATATGTTTAGTTATGGAGAGAATAACAAAATTGATTTCACAAAGTTAGGTGGGTTAATGGGATTATTTGCACCAAATGCAACAGGTAAATCTTCTCTATTTGATGCTATATCATTTTGTTTATATGATAAGAGTAGTAGAGCTTATAAAGCTCAAAATATTCTAAACAATCGTAAATCGGATTTCGTTTGTCACTTACACTTTCAAATCGATGGGTTAGATTATCATATTGAAAGAACTGCAAAAACAATTAACAAAGGTAAAAATGTTAAAGTTGATGTACAATTTTGGAGACAAGATGGTGATGATAGGACTTCTTTGAATGGAACGGAGAGAAGGGATACAAATCAGATTATCGAACAATATGTTGGTAAGTATGAAGATTTTGTATTAACTGCTTTATCTTTGCAAGGTAATAACGCACTTTTCATAGACAAATCCCAATCAGAAAGAAAAGATTTGTTAGCACAATTTATGGGATTGAATGTATTCGATAAATTATATGAAACGGCTACTGAAGATATTAAGGAAGTATCTGTCCTAATTAAGAACTTTAAGAAAACTGATTTCACAACTGAATTAGCTGATAAGGCAACCGAATTAAAAGATAAGAAGGGTGAATTAAAAGAATTTGAAAAAGAATTAGGTAGATTAAATACTGATTCTACTGATTTAAATAATAGAATTGTTGGATTGAGTGCAGAACTTACTCCAATGGATGGTAATTTAGATTTGGATAGTTTAACTAAACAAGAAGGAACTATTGGTAGGGATATATTACATATTCTTGCAGAAAAGAAAGCCAAATTAGAATTGATTGAATCTCAAACTAATATTTTAAATGAATTATCACAATCAATAGAAGATAAAAAATTATTTAATCAAACTATTGATATAGAAGCGGCATATTCAAATTATCAACGAGAACAAAAAGCATTAACCGAAGCAACTAAAACTTATGATATTGCAAAGTTGCATGTAAGTTCTGCAGAAGAAACGATTTCACATTTAGATAATCATAAATACGACCCAAATTGTAAGTTTTGTTGTGATAATACTTTTGTAAAAGATGCAATGAGAGTAAAAGAATTATTACCTCAATTGAAAGAAATACTTAGAGAAGCATTAGTTGATTGTACCGGTATTCAACAAACATTGGATACGATGGAAGGTGTGGAAGAACAATACAATGTGTGGAATGATTTGAAAGTTAAATATAGTAAAGCAATTGTTATTAAAGAAAAATCTGAAGCGGAGTTAGAAGGAATGAGTAGTAAAGAACAATTGCTAGAACATCAATTAGAATCGGTTAAAGTTAATATTCAAAAATATCACGATAACGAAGCAACTATTAAGAAGAATGCACAAATTAATGAAGTGATATTGGGTCTAAAACGAACCAAAGGTGAGATTGATGATGAAATCAAAAAAGTTACAAAGGATATAGCAAGTGTGAATGGCTCTATTTCTTCCATATCTTCGTTTATAGAGGGGATAAAAGGTAAGATGAATGATGTTAAGGAGTTGGAAGAAAAGAACCGCCTATACACCTATTATTTAGATGCAGTCAAAAGAGATGGTATACCTTATGAGTTAATTTCAAAAGCATTACCGGTAATTGAAAACGAAGTGAATAATATACTTTCACAAGTTGTAGATTTTGGAGTTGTAATGGATGTTGATGGTAAATCTATTAATGCAAAAATCGTTTATGATGACCAAGAATGGCCATTAGAAATGTGTAGTGGTATGGAGAAATTTGTAAGTGGATTGGCTATTAGAGTTGCACTTATAAATGTATGTAACTTACCTCGTCCAAACTTCTTAGTAATCGATGAAGGATTTGGTACATTGGATAGTGATAACTTATCATCTCTATTTATGATGATGCAGTATCTTAAAACTCAATTCGATTTCATTTGGGTAATTTCTCACTTAGAACAAATGAGAGATATCGTAGATGGATTGATAGAAATAAAAAAAGAAAATGGATTTAGTAAGATTGACTTCTAACCTTGTCAGCTTTCAACACACCCGCTTGAGGTTTAGGAACACCAATGTGTTTCTTAATTAAGTTTTCTACTAAACTTCCCATTTTGAACCCGTGTTCTTCACAATAATTTTTGAGAAGTTCATGGGTTTCTTTTTTGATTTGTAGCATTGAGTATTTCATAACCATTTTAGTTTTCTTTAGTTTAATAAAGTATTTGTTAGTTTTCTAAATATAAATATGTAGAGTTTATTTTTTTAGAAATATTTATAGGAAACAATACAAACTTTATAAATGGCTTTACTTAAAAAAACTCTATTTGATGAAAAATTAGAGACATACAATGTATTAGTTGAAGATACTGCGCCTTTTAGTAATTATTTTAAGATAACTGAATTATCAGATGTATTTACAGGTGGTAAAAACGCTTTCTTAATTCAAGGTTCTCCTGAATTAGTTGCCGATAGTCTTATTAAAATACAAATAAAAGATTCTCAAGGTAATACAATATATAACGAGCCCGGTGAAGGTATACCCGAATACTATGAAGGTACATCTAAGGTTGTAGCTGTTTATATTTACCCCGATACTTCATTCGGTCCATGTACTATAACAATTTTAGGAGAATTAAAAGAATATTATTCTAACAATGGTGTATTAAATCCTGTACCTGGAAATTGGGAGGGTACTTATAATGTTAGATGGCAAAAACAAATAAATGTAAATCCATTATTACAAAATACTTCTAAAATTCGTTTCTATCGTAGACCTAAAGTTGCTATTGAAGAAACAATTTTACCAATTTATAATAGAAGTGTAAATAGAAAAACAATAAGTGGTAGCGTCGATGGTGTATCTATTAATCCATTAGCTGGAGCTAATTTTAAAACATTTAAGGGCGATACTTTGTATGAATTAAGAATTAGTGGAAGTAGTTTTTCATCATCTATGGAAGGTGAAACTATTACTATTACTAATTTAAATCAATCGTATTCTACAACTATTAAAGATGTAATAACTTCGAATAAAGCAAATGCTACTATTCCATATTATGAAACATCATCGGTAACTTCTCCACAAATTATAAAAAATTTCAGTTCCGCTTCTTTTTCATTAGCATATAATGAAAGTGTAACTCTTACAAATTCATCTGTTAGTTCATCATTTGCTAAGATTAAATTAACTGACTTAGAAGCATTTAGTGGTGATGTAAATCGTTTAAGAATATATGCAAGTAGAAAAGCTGATATTGGAAATTATACTTTATTAGAAGATATTCAATTAGAATCTAATGAATTATTACAAACTGATGAATATAGTGGTAGTGTAAACATAAGAACGGGTGTTTTTAGTTCGCAAAATATAGTAAATGAATTTTGGGTATATAAAGATTACGATTCATCAACAAACTATACTGCTACATTAAATAATACCGATTTAGTTTCATCTGTGAAATTATTAGATGATGGTATTCAAAATACATCGGATTATCCACAAAGAATATTTTATTATTCATCATCGCTTGATTTATTAAAGAATACAGAATACCAATTAGATTTTACACCAATACTATCATCATCTTTATATGGAAATAATATAATAGAAATATATGGTAGTGGTTCTGCTTTTGTTAATTTAGGTAGTAATATTGGATTGGGGAAAAACATAGGTAAATTGGTTACCAATTCTCAATTTATAAGATATGATAAACAACAAGTTAATTTTAAAACAGATGCTGATGGTACGGGTACTATTGTATTTGCTGTTTATCAGGGAAATTGGCAACTATCAAATATAAGTTTAAGAGCAACTCAAGAAACAAATTTTTCTCCAAATGAGATAACTTTAAATGTAGCAGTTCCTACAAAAGTTAAAAATGATACTTTTGATTTTAAATTTGAATTTTACGATATAAATAACAATTATGTTCCTGTAAGTTTAAATCAAGAGTTTACATTTACAGGCGGAAATGATTTAGTTGTTAGAAAAAGTATAACAGTAACTCCGGATGGAAACTTATTTAGTTTTTCAGGTTCAGGAGAATCAATAGGAGTATCTTCTATTAATTTTGATATTACTAAAGTTGGATTAACTGGTTCAACTATATTTTATTCATCGGCATTTGATGAAAATGGAGATTACATACAGCCAGCAGTTTATGGTTCACAACCTTTTTATCCAGGTTTATTAACAAATGTAACATCAGGTTCTGCTACACGAACGGTATCTAATTTTACAGGCTCATTAACTACTCCAAAAGTTACAAGAATATTGTATACCGCATCATGCGAAGATGTACAAGATTTAATAAACATTTATAGAGTAGACCAAGGTGCAAATGGACAAGATGGAAGAGATGGTTCGGATGGTGCAACTTTTATACTAGTAGCTAATAAAAACCAATTTGTATACGACCCTGATAATCATTTTGAGCCCGCACAATCAAATGATTTTATTGATATTAAACTATCATCAAATATAGTAAGTGGTTCTTTAACAATTACTTCTGGTTCATTTTTACCAAAATTACAAAAATTAAGCACAACTCAGGTTGGATTTTATACTGAATCTGTTTATAGAATTTATAGTGGGAACGATGAAGAAGATGTTGCTATGCTTGGTACAAATGCGGCATCTTGGTCTTACTATACGCCTACAAATCTTCTACATAA